ACTAAGGAGGAAATAACATGGTTAGCAAACAATTTCTACCGTTCGATCTCAATAACATTACTCCGTACGCAATTGGATTTGATCGCATTTTCGATCAGATGGCCCAATATGCAGATCATCAAATCACATCAACGGGGTTCCCACCTTATAATATTCGCAAACAAGATGATTACAATTTTTCAATTGATCTAGCTGTTGCTGGATTGAGCGAAGATGATATTGAAGTAGAGGTAGCAGAGGGTGTTATCACCGTCCGCTCAACTTATGATGATTCTGTCAATGGTGGTAACTTCGTACATCAAGGCCTTTCTTTCAAAAAGTTCACTCGCAAGTTTACTGTTGCGGATGATATCGTTGTAAATGGAGCATCCATGGTTAATGGTATGCTTTCAATTGATCTTGAACGAGTTGTTCCTGAAGAGAAGAAGCCGCGACTTGTTAAAATCGCTAGTAAGAAGTAAATCTAAATATTGGGAGGGAGCAATCCCTCCCAATTGAAATGGAGAACTAAAATGAATTTAGAAAAACTTAGAGAACAACTTGAAATCGATGAAGGTGTCAAGTATGAGGTGTATAAAGATCATCTTGGTTATCCTACCTTTGGTATTGGGCATTTGATAACGTCACATGATCCAGAAAATGGTTGGTCTGTGGGCACAGATATTGATGAATATAGAGTGCAAGAAGCATTTGAAGATGATGTTCAAGGTGTAATATCAGACTGTGAGAAATTGTATGTACAGTGGGAACATTTACCGGAAGAGGCCAAGCAAATAATTGCCAACATGATGTTCAATATGGGGCGGACTCGGCTGACCAAATTTAAGGGTATGAAGCGCGGCGTCGATGCACGGGATTGGAACGCAGCCGCAGATGAGATGGTCGACAGCAATTGGTATAGGCAGGTTACTAATCGTGCAGATAGATTAGTGAAACGTATGAGAGAAGTCTAAATGGATGAGAACAGACTGAATTATTATACCCAAAGGCAATGGGATCGTACTGTAGGTTATGGTAAGGTTCCTGATGAATATTCTCTATTGAAATATCTAGAGAAAAATAAAGAATCTGAAACCAAAAAAACAGATTGACTTTACCTATCAACTATGCTATAGTGTGAGAATGAAATTTTATACAAATGTATACAGACGCGGTGACACGATTTATATTCGTGGTCACGATAATGGCCGTCGCTTCACAGACAAGATCCAATATAAACCAACGTTCTATATTCCGACTAAAGATGAATCTGAATATAAAACTCTGACTGGCAAATCTGTCAACACCTTTCAGCCGGGTAGCATAAAAGATGCTAGAAATTTTATTGACAGATACAAAGATGCAGCCAACTATACGATATACGGCTCGACACAATACACATACACATGTCTGAACGAATTGTATGGTAACGACTATGATCGTGAATATATTCGTATCGCAAATATAGATATCGAAGTCGCATCAGAAGATGGCTTCCCTCATCCAGAAAAAGCTGATCAGCCTATCACAGCCATTACAATTAAGATGAATGGTGTGTCGTATGTTCTTGGTGTTGGTGAGTATACTGCCACATATTCTACAGTGAAATATATCAACTGCAAAACTGAAGACAGACTCATACTGAAGTTTATAGATTTGTGGCGCCATCTCGACCCAGACATCGTGACTGGTTGGAATGTTCAGTTCTTTGATATTCCATATCTGTACAATCGTATACAATATATGCATGATACGAAGATGGCTAATATGTTATCTCCTTTAGGCTTTGTCACAGATCGTCATGTGAAGTCTGGTTACGGCAAAGAACAACTCTTATATGATCTTGCTGGTATTGAGGTTCTTGACTATCTAGAACTCTATAAGAAGTTCACCTATACAAATCAAGAATCGTATCGGCTTGATCACATAGCTAATATTGAGATAGGTGAGAAAAAGTTAGATTATTCTGAATTCTCTACACTTCATCAACTATACAAGTTAGATTATCCCAAATTTATTGAATACAATATCAGGGATGTTGACCTAGTTGAACGCATTGATGATAAGATGAAACTGATAGATATGATCATTGCGCTTGCTTATGACGCAAAGGTAAACTACTCTGACACCTTCACTCAGGTTCGAATGTGGGATGTTCTTATTCACAACTATCTTCTTGATAAGAAGATTGCCATACCGCCCAAATCGAAACATGAGAAAGAGTCTTCGTATGTAGGTGCATACGTCAAAGAACCTAAAGTTGGTATGCATAAGTGGATTATGAGTTTCGATCTTAACAGTCTGTATCCACATCTGATCATGCAATATAATATATCACCTGAGACTTTCATCAATGAAAAACAGATTATATCAATTGAAGATATTATCAATCGCAACGTCGATACACCAAAAGACAAGGTGATGGCTGCGAATGGTTATCACTTCAGTAGAGACAAGCAGGGTTTTCTACCAGAGATGATGCAGAAGATGTATAATGATCGTGTCATCTACAAGAAGAAAATGATTGAGTCTTCTAAGAAATATGAAAAGACTAAATCACAAGAAGACGCCAACGACATAAGTAAATATCACAATCTACAGTTGGCCAAGAAAGTCCAATTGAATTCAGCTTATGGTGCGCTGGGAAACAAATGGTTTAGATTCTTTGATGTTAGGCAAGCCGAAGCGATTACGTTATCTGGTCAGTTGTCTATTAAATGGATAGAAAGGCGAGTTAATGAATACCTCAATAAAGTCTTGGCTACAACAGACGTGGATTACGTGGTCGCTTCTGATACGGACTCGCTATACATTAGTTTTGATAAACTCGTTTCTAAGAGCATTGAAGAAGGAAAAATCCTACAGGATGGTTCGAGTGAGATACAAACCGAACGAGTGGTATCTTTTCTTGATCGCGTGGCTCGACAAGCAATCGAACCGTTTATTGATAAAAGTTATAAGGAACTTGCTGTAATAATGAATGCATATGATCAGAAGATGATCATGTCTAGGGAAATTATTGCGGATAAAGGGATCTGGACAGCGAAGAAGCGTTACATACTAAACGTGCATGACAGCGAGGGTGTGCGCTATGCTGAACCCAAGCTGAAGATGATGGGTATAGAAGCCGTCAAGTCAAGCACACCACAGATATGTAGAGACAAGATTAAAGAGACCCTACACATCATCATGAATCAAGATGAACAATCTGTTCAGAAATTCATAAGAGATTTTCAAGAAGAATTCTCACAGCAGCCGTTTGAAGCGGTTGCGTTTCCCCGTGGTGTATCTTCACTAGTACCAACGATAAGCAAGACTGGTAGAAATATTGGTACACCTATCCATGTGCGTGGAAGTCTGATATATAACGACCTGATCGACAAAGAAAAACTAAATAGAAAGTACGAATTGATTAAGGACGGTGAGAAGATAAAATTCTGTTATCTGAAGCTACCTAATCCCGTCCGCAACAATGTCATATCTATAATTAATGTATTACCAACAGAGTTTGGCTTAGAAAAATATATCGACTATGACTTGCAATTTAGTAAAACATTCCTTGAACCCATCAGATTAATTCTTGACTCTGTGGGTTGGAAGACAGAAAAACAAAACACGCTGGAGGCGTTATGGCAGTAGAAAACACAACAACAGATTTCGATTTTGGATTTACTATCGTTGATGAAGATGAACTAACTATCGTCACTGAACTACAAGCAGAGAAGGAGAAGGTGGAGCGCAAGGTAACTTTATCATCTTCTGAGAAGGAAAAGCTTGACAATAAGATCAATACGTTGTATAATATGTTTCAACCGTTGCTAAACAATCTTGCGCTGAACCCAGAGAAGGACTACATACTCTGGCCAAATCGTTTAGAGAAAATCGAAGAGTTCCGTGATAAAATTGATTCTGTATATAAAGGATAAATGATGGTGAATTTTCTACATGATGTTATAGCTGGTATTGACAATACCAATCTCGCGACAGACGGATCAAACAGTTCTGAATTTACAGGCACTATTGATACCGGGTCGTATATTTTGAATGCTGCTCTCTCTGGTAGTATATATGGTGGAGTACCAAATTCAAAGATCACTACGTTCGCTGGAGAGAGCGCGACAGGTAAGACATTCTTTGTGCTTGGTATTATGAAGAAGTTCCTTACTGATAATCCTACCGGCGGTGTTATCTATTTTGACACTGAGGCTGCGGTAACTAGAGATATGATGAAGTCCCGTGGCATCGATGT